TAAAAGTAAAGAACTTGAGAGCAAAGCAGCAGAATCAGCTACATTAAGTAAAATGAGAGTAGCAACAAAATTAATATCATCTAATATACCAAAAAAAACAGTAGACCAAGTGCTTGAAATACTAGAAATAGATGCAAATCAAAAAGGTGGTAAAGTTAAAGGTAAAAAAATGATGATGGGAAGCAAAGTTAAACCTAAAAAGAAAATGATGGGTGGTGGTAAAGTTAAACCTAAAGCTAAAACTAAAATGATGTATGGTAGTAAAGTTAAGAAAAGAAAATAATGCAACTAAAGTCTTTAACACCTAAAACAATACTTATAAAACCTAGACCTGCTAAATTAATAAAAGTACAAGCAGGTCAAAACTGGTCAGTATTAAATGACAAGATACGTAAAGGCAAACCTTTAACAGCGAAATCAAAATGAACTACGAAATATTATTAAAACAGCTAGAAGACTTTGAAGGGTTAGAACTTAAACCTTACAAATGTACTTCAGATAAAACTACAATAGGACTAGGACGTAATTTAGATGATTATGGAATTACTAAAGAAGAAGCCTATTATCTAGCACAAAATAATATTGATGAAATAGAAGATGAATTAGATAATGCTATCTCATGGTGGCGAGATCTAAATGATGCAAGACAAAGAGCTTTAATTAACTTAGCGTACAATGTTGGTACGCCAACTTTATTAAAGTTTAAAAAAACTTTAGAGTATTTAAAAAATGGTTTCTATGCTAAAGCAGCAGAAGAGGTACTTGATAGTCGTTGGGCTTCGCAAGTTGGACGAAGATCAGTATTTATTTCTGATGTTTTTAAAACAGGTGTAGATACATAAAAGAGGAGCCACCTAGATTTAATCTGGCACTCCTATTAACTACCAAATATGCTACCCAAAGTTATCACTTTGGCACTAAGGAGGTATAAAATGACTGACAATAATCAGAAACAAGAAGAACAAGAAGAACGTAAACCTTATCAAAATTCTTATCGCAGCACTATTGCACAAGATGATCCAGTAGATGAGGTTGAGTCTGAAGAGACAGAAGAAGCGAACACCGAGGCGAAGGCTACTTCGTTTGTAGAGTCTAAGAAAGATTCAAAACCCAAACACAACTATAAAAAACGCTATGATGATTTGAAAAAACATTATGACGAAAAAATAGATGAGTTTAAAAAATATAAAGAAGAACAGGAAGCAATGGTTTTAACTAAAAATCAAATTGCTTCTAACATAGGTACTACCACAGAGGAACTAGAGAGTTTTAAAGATGAATATCCTGATGTATATAAAGCAATGCAAACAATCTCTTCTCAACACACTCAAGAGCAAACTCAAAAACTTGAGAGTGAGATTAATGCTCTTAAAGAAAAAGAGCAAAGATTGGTTGAAGAACAAGCTAGGAAAGAACTCTTAACGGCTCACTCTGATTTTTTTGAATTAAAAGATACAGATGAGTTTCTTGAATGGTTAGAAGACCAACCCAGTTCTATAGCTGATGGTGTTCTAAAAAATAGTACAGATTCTAAATGGGCGATACGTGTTCTTGATCTATATAAATCTGATAAAGGCTTAGTCAAGAAGCAATCAAGACGTTCTAAAAAATCTGCTGAAGCTGCTGAATTTATCGCAACAAAAGATAAAGTAGTAGCTGAAGGGAAGAATGAACGTATTTGGACTGTTTCGGAAATTTCTCGATTGAAGCCTCATGAATTTGATAAATATGAAAAAGAAATTGATAAGGCTAGTCGGGAAGGTCGTATAACTAATCAATAACTAAAGGAGAGTAAAAATGGCTTTTACTACTGCTGCTGGTTACGATAATCTCGCTAATGGAAATTTCGTACCACAGATATATAGCCAAAAGGTACTCAAATATTTCCGAAGAGCTTCGGTTGCAGAGGCAATCACTAATACCGATTACTCAGGCGAAATTGAGAATTTTGGCGACACCGTGAAGATAATTAAAGAACCGACAATTACGGTTTCTGCTTATCAACGTGGTGCTTCTATTAACTCACAAGATCTTACAGATGCAGAGATTTCTCTGACTGTAGATCAAGGTAACTACTTTGCTTTTAAAGTAGATGACATTGAAGAAAGACAGTCTCACATTAACTTTGAGGCTCTTGCTACATCTTCAGGTGCATATGCTCTAAAAAAGCAATACGACTTTAATGTACTAAAAAACATTAATGACAACGCAACTACAGACACCACTAACTTAGGTGCTGCTGGTTCTGCTATATCATGCAATACTGGTAATGAGTGTGCAAACTATCTTAGTACGGCTGCTCGTATACTTGACGAGAATGACGTTCCTGAAGAAAATCGTTGGGCTGTGGCTCCTCCACAATTCTACGAAATTCTCAGACAAGCTGATGCTAAATTGATGGATGCTAGTGTTACTGGTGAAGGAACAAGCCCACTTATGAACGGTAATGTTACTTCAAGAAAAGTACACGGATTCACATTGTATCAATCTAATGCTATCGTAGTTGGTGCGGCTGGTTCTACTTCAGCAGCAACATTTGGTCCATCATCAACAAGTGGTGAAACTAATGTTCTGTTTGGACATATGAGTGCAGTAGCAACTGCTTCAGCGATTGCTAAAACAGAAGTGGTTCGTGATCCTAACAGCTTTGCTGACATTGTACGTGGTCTACATGTATTTGGTCGTAAAGTTCTTCGTGGCTCTGGAACAGGATTTACTGGCGTATTGTCTGGTGTTCCTGATCTTAATACTTAAGGGGGGTATATATTATGGCTACATATAATGCAACCCATAGTGGGGGTGGTACAGTTGGACATCCAGCTAGTGCCAATAAAGTTTATGTTTTAACATCACCAGTATATGATGCTGTTGACAACACAGACTTAGAACAAGGCGACATAGTTCAATTATTTGACATACCTGCTGACACAATGATTGTTGGTGGATGTGTTGAAAACCTTGAAGCTTCTGGTAATGAACAGATCACTTTTGATGTGGGTATTACTGGTGGTGATGTTGATATGTTCATTGATGGAGGAGATTCAGATCAAGCTGCTGGATATGCAACTCCATTCTTGATGGCAGCAGCAGGTGCTCAAGACAGTAACCCTGTTCTTGTAACTTCTGCTGATACTGTTGATCTACTTGTGATTGACGGTGGTTCATCAAAAACTACTGCTTGGAGATTTAGAGCACATATCGCAATGGCTGATATTTCTAAAAACCCAGTAGAGTCTGCTACAGTATCAACTGGTACTTAGTATTATATAGGTTTTGAGGGGTTCCTTCCGTATGGTTGCATTTTTATAATGTAATAAAAAACCCCTCCTCTTTTTGCTAAGTTCAACTAACGGAGATACATATGTTTTTTATTAAACTTCTTGATGAAGAAGATGTAAAGTTTTGTAGAGAAGGTGTTCAAGGATTACATTTTCAAGATGGTGGATTAACACAACCACTAAACAAATCTTACAATGTTAAAAAGAATCAACAAACAACTTCTGTACCAGAACATATTAAAAAATATTTAATTGATATTTTTTATAATCATTCTTATATAGATTCTGTTTACTGTCCTAATAGAGTATCAGTAAATTTTTATAACAAATATCAAAAAGATGATTACTATAATCTTCATGTAGATGCTTTTAAAGCAATGCCAAAATCTAATAATGTATTTTTTGATTATGGTTTTTCTATCAACTTAAATGATGATTATGAAGGTGGTAGTTTTTTTATGAACACAGATGTAGGTCCTGTGTCAAAACAATTAAAAGCTGGTGAAGCTGTAATATTTCCAATCATATATCCACATGGAGTTACACCAGTTACTAAAGGTACAAGAGAAAATGTATTAGGTTGGTTATCTTCTAATATATCTTATGAACAAGCATTTATATTAAAAAATTTATATGATGTAAATGTATACCTAAAAGATAAAGATAAAGATACATTTGTTAGTTCCACGTTAGTTCAAACATATTTGAAGAAAGCGTGGGGTAAATAAATGATATATAAAATATTTAGTAATGAAGAAATAGAAGATATACTTAGTAAGTTAAATAATAAAAAACTTATAGATGGTAAAGATACACAACAATTAAGTCAACTTTATAATATAAAAGAAAATAAAGAAACTATTATTACTAATAAAGTAGATGAGTATATAACAAATTTATTTAAACAAAAAGGAGCAATCAATAAAATATATGCTCCCACAAAAATAAAAAATAGAATTTATAACAACTATAATATAAATGATTTTTATGATTACCATATAGATTCTTTTCAATCATCTGATAGTAAAATGCTATACAATTATGGTTTTACTATTAGTTTAAGTGATGACTTTGAAGGTGGAGAATTTGTTTTACAAACAGAAGCTGGAGAAATAGGATATAGAGTTAATAAAGGGGAGGTAGTAATATTCCCTATAATATATCCTCACAAAGTTACCAAAGTTACTAAGGGTTGTAGACAAAACATTATAGGATGGTTTGAATCTAAAGTAACATATGAACAAGCATACATTTTAAAAGTTGTAGATGAAATAAAATTAATTAATATGCAACTATTAAAAAGTAATTCTAATAACGAAACATTTAAAAGTTTATTATTAAAATCAGGACTTGTTCAAAATTATTTAGTAACTCAATGGGGTAATGATATTTTCCAAAATGCCTAACAACTAACACTACAGGGAAAATATAAAAGGCATCTGTAGTATTATCTTGCTTTATAAGGAGATTAATTATGAATGATTTATTAGATATGCTTATTGGTTTTGATACAGTAATGAGTGGAAGATCTAACTACCCACCATATAATATATATCAGAATGAAGATCTTTATACTTTAGAAATAGCTGTTGCAGGTTTTTCTAAAGAAGATTTAGAAGTTAGTATAGAAAAAAATAAATTACTTATTTCTGCAAAGAAAAAAGTTATAGAAGAAACAAGAAAATATTTAACACAGAATTTAGGACTACGATCTTTTACTAGATCTTTTCATCTTGCACCTTACATAGAAGTTAAGGATATAAATTTAAAAGATGGAATACTAATTATTAATTTAGAAAAAGTTTTACCTGAAGAATTAAAACCGAAAGTATTACCTATTGGCTAGAAAACCATCAAATATGAAAGGCATGACTATTAAAGGAGGACATAAGCGTCCTACTAAAGCTGGTGCTGGTCTTACTGCTAAAGGTGTTGCAAAGTATAGAAGACAAAATCCTGGTAGTAAACTTCAAACTGCTGTTACTGAGAGTAAGCCTCGCACAAAAGCTAGAGCTGCAAGACGAAAAAGTTTTTGTGCAAGGTCAGCAGGGCAAATGAAAAAATTTCCTAAAGCTGCAAAAAATCCTAATAGCAGACTCAGACAAGCTCGTAAACGGTGGAAGTGTTAACCTCTATTGGTACTTTCAAAAGAGGACAAGCGTAAATTAAAAAAATTTGGTTTACGTTTAGAAAAAGCAAAAAGAAATTTTAAAAAAAATCTTTTAAGGAGATCTATAAATGTACGGTACAAACTATGGAAAAAAGAAAAAAATGCAAAAAGGAAGTAAGGTTAAACTTGCTAAAATGTATGGTGATCCTAATAAAATAACCAGAGGTGATGTTATAGCTGCTGCTACAAAAAATGAAAAACAAATGGGTAGCATGGTTATGAAACCAATGGGTAAAGCACAAGATACACAGGCACCTCAATCTTATATGGAAAAAGGTAATAGACAAAAAACTATGATGTACGGTGGTATGGCTGATAAGAAAAAAAGAGCACCTATGATGATGGGTGGTAAAGTACATGGTTTTGGTTATAATCGTTCTTATGGACCTATAAGATAATGCCATTAAAACGTGGAACAAGTAGTAAGACTAAAAGAACTCCAATGCAGAAAGGTAGTAGAGTCAATGAGGCTGGAAACTATACAAAACCTTCCATGCGTAAGAACTTATTCTCAAGGATTAAGGCAGGTGGAAAAGGTGGCAAACCTGGACAATGGTCAGCGAGAAAAGCACAGATGTTGGCAAAACAATACAAAGCAAAAGGAGGAGGGTACAGATAATGGCAAAAGGAGTTCCACATTTTTTCAAAGACGGAAAGGCACATGGGCCTGATGGTATGGGTGCATATCATAAAATGCCAGATGGTACATTACATTCTGGTGCAACTCATACTGCTAAAAGTAAAAAACTTTTTCATTATAATGAACTTTCTAAAACTGCACAGAAAAAAGCTAAACCAGTTTATGATAAATTTCTAGCAAAGAAGAAAAAAAATGGCACTATCAAAAAGTCAAAGAAGTCTTAAATCTTGGACCAAGCAAAAGTGGCGAACCAAGTCTGGGAAGAAATCAAGCGTAACTGGAGAGAGATACTTACCAGAGAAAGCGATAAAATCTTTAACACCTGCGGAGTATGCGGCAACGACAAGAGAGAAGCGAAAAGGAACAAAGCAGGGCAAACAGTTTGTGAAGCAACCGAAGAGAATTGCAAAAAAAACTAGAAGATATAGGAGAGTAACATGATACCTACTTGTGATTGTCCTGTATGTGATAATGTACAATGCTATTGTGAATGTGCAGAATGTGATGAAGTAGGTTGTACTTGTATGTGTCATTTTTTAGATAACGTGCTAAAGGATAAATAATGGGGTCGCTAACTTTTCTTAATTACACTAATAGAGTTCTTGAAGATGTTAATGAAACAACATTAACAGCTTTATCAAGTTCAAGAGGTGTTCAAACTGTTGCTAAAAATAGTATTAACAGAGCTATAAATGATGTAGCTAATGCAGAAGTTGAATGGCCTTTTTTACATACAGATAAAGAACAAGATACTTTTGCTGGTGTAGCAGAGTATAGTTTACCTGATGACCATAAGTATATTGACTTTGATAGTTTTATGTTATTACCTCAAGATCTTGTTAGTAATGGTACGTTTACAAGTAACATAACTGGTTGGACAGATGGTTCTTCTGGTACAGGTGAAGTAGCATTTAATAGTACAGGACCACAACCTCCTGCTTCAAGAAGTGGTGTGCTAAGACTTACAGCAGGATCAAGTGGAACTGCTATAGCTTATCAAGAATTAACAACAGTAAAAAATAAAAGGTATCGTGTTTCTTTTGGAGTGACTTATCCTTCTGGTGGAGACTTAACATTTAATATAGGTACTTCAGCAAATGGTTCACAAATATCTACTAATACTGTTACTATAGATGATTTAGGTGATTTTAAATATGTAGACTTTACATTTGAAGCTACAGGTACAACTACTTATATAAGCTTTAGTCAGTCAGTAGATACACAAGTTGATATTGATAATGTAAAATGCACAGAAGATTTTGATCCTAGAAAATTAAAATATTTATCTTATGATGAATTTCAAGAAATATATAAACGAAGAGATACTTCATCAAATATTAATAGGTTAGCTGAACCTATATATGTATACAGAACACAAGATCAAAAGTTTGGTTTATCTCCTGTTCCTGATAAAAGCACTTATACTGTTGCATATGAAT